CTAATTAATCGCAAACTTCCAGTGAATTTCTAGCTTGTCTGGATAAACTAATATTTTACTAATCAATTCCATGACAATTGATTTTTGATCCATATAGGAAAGATTCCATATATTGTCAGTTAGCTTTGACAGTATCTCTTTTGCATCCATAGGTTCAAGAATTGGTCTTTTTATTTTCAGAGAATCTATTTTCTTTTCTAGTGAATCTTTTTCTTGTTTTATTTTTTCCATCCTTGCTTCTAATATGTCTTTTGGGATAGCATCATCTATAAATAGATTAACAATTTTTTCGAGAGATAAATCTAGTTCGTCTATTCTTTTGTTATAGGACGAAAAGTCAACTACAGAATCATTTGCTGATAAAGAATTTATAAGTTCTGTATTTAGTCTGATCTGTTCTATTTGCGAAAGTATGTGTTTTTCTAATTCATCCATACTATAATTGGGGGAAGTGCAGCCGTTTGGATCTTTGGTCATCGTTAAATTTTTCTTCTTAGATTTAGAATAGCATCTGTAATAGCGATGTCTAGAACCGTCTTTTCTCTTTGCTCGCATTCCTACACTGAGAGAAGCACCGCAAAGTCCGCAACGTATTATTCCCGAAAGCATATATTTTGATTGAAAAGGCCTAGGATTATTGTTTTTCTCATAAGCTGCTACTTGCCGTACTTTCAGTTCGTTTTGTACTTTTTCAAAAAAAGCTTTAGTGATTATACCTTCGTGGTTACCTTCAAATAATTCGCCGTTGTAACGATTAATACCAGCATAAATTGGATTTGCTAATGTCTGTCTGATTGTTCTATATGACCAATTTATTTCTTTCCCAATATGTCCTTCGTCGTTTAACTTGTCTTTTAGTTTGGTAATGGATATTCCGCTCATGTAATCGTCAAAAATTTGCTTTACAATTGGCGCTTGAATAGGATGGGCAACGTATGTATCATTTTTATAAATATATCCAAACGGTACTTTTGACCAACTCATCGCCTTGCCAGATTTTGCACGTCCTACTTTTCCCATCACCATTCGTTCTTTTATTTGTTCTCGCTCGAGTTGAGCAAAGACAGCAAGAATACCTATCATAGCTTTACCGAAAGCGGAACTTGTATCAAAATTTTCATTTAACGATACAAAAGAAATATCATTCGCTGTGAAGACATCTTCGATTAGATACAGCGTGTCTTTTTGACTTCTGGACAATCTATCTAGTTTATAAACAAGCACACCCTGAAACTTTTTCCTTTTAGAATCTGTTATCAAACTAGATAGCCCGGGTCTGTCAGTTGTAGATCCGCTAAATCCGCCATCCTTATAAATCTTAAAAATATCCCAATTTTTTACCTCACAATATTTACTTAATTTATCAATCTGTTCTTCAATTGAGTATCCTTCCTCAGCTTGTTCAAGTGTAGATACACGAACATAAATAGCAAATTTCATAGTAAAACCCCCATATTTTTGTTAAAATAGGGTACAAGAAAGAGACCTATACCCTAGGTTTCAAAATTTCTAAGCACATTTTCTAGTTTGGCGACCGGGAATGTGCTTGTTTTATAGATCAAAACTTACTTGTACTGCTTTTCCTATTATTCTAGCAGGTGTGTCAGGTGTAATAATCATCGGAGCAAAAGTAGGATTGTCCGCCATAAGCATTATTAAACCATTTTGACGTTTGACACGTTTCAAAGTCATTTCATCATCACCATTAACAATTACTGCTGCAATCTCGCCATCTTCGACTTCTGGTTGTTTCTTAATAAGCACATAACTATTTTCACGAATAGTTGGAGACATCGAATCCCCTTTAGTTCTTAGAAAGAATAAATCCCCTTTAGGTAGATTATCTTTTGGCATTCTTCTATAACCATCAAAGTTTTCAATCGCAAGGATAGGCTCACCACATGTAATAGTTCCTAATATAGGAATATCAATAAACTCAGTGACTCTCATCAAATTTGATGCTAATTCATCGTTCTCTGTTAACAAATCAGTCTTTTGGACACCAAAAAAGTCAGCTAACTTTTGAATAGAGCCTGAACGTGGCATTTTTTTACCATTCTCCCAATCTGAAACCGTTGATTGAGATACACCAATTCTTTCCGCAAGCTCAACCATACTGACGTTTTTTAATTGCCTAAATTTCTCCAAATTTTTCCCGAAAACAACCTTCAGATCTTCTGTCATTATTAATTTCTCCTTCTATAATATGTGCTCGAAAAGAGTATATCACTTAAAGCGATTTTTGTATAGCATAAAGCGATATTTTTCTAACTTAGAGAGTGTTCTTTATCACTTTTTTGCTTGACGTATCGCTTTTAGCGATATAGTATAAGGGCATAGAAAGGAGGCGTTGAAATGCCGAAAGAGCAGATGATGACATTGGCTGCGTTGCGTAAAAGAATGCAATTAACGCAGTCAGAGGTAGCGCAAAGGATTGGGGTTACAAGAGAAACAATCATGAGGTGGGAGAAAGATTCGTCAGATATGCCGGCAAAATATATGTTTGTTTTTGCTGATCTTTACAAATATCCGCTTAATGGAATTTTTTTTGGCGATAGTATCGCTTTTAGCGATAGTTTGAAATGATGGGAGGTTCTCCTATGGAAATTATTAATTTGGATAGTAATGGAAATAAGATAAAAGATTTGTCAAAAATCGTATTGTCCCAAGAAAAGAGCTTGTTGCTTTACCAATTGATTATAAGAAGTAACAACAATAGGGGTGTTACAGCATGAACTACAACTTGCAACAAGAGCTGCTGATTGACACTCTAGCTAAAGAGAAAGTGCAAAGCCTGCATGAGCAGCTAAACGATCGCAAAAGCTTACTGAGCGAACCTCAACGAGATTTGCTAGTGAGAGATCTCAAAAGATATCAGGAGTTACTTTATCAATGCCGATTGAATCGGCAAATAGAAATAGCACCTAACGAAAGGAGAAAATAAGAATGAAGATCACAATCGAAGCAACGCCGGAGGAAACAAAAGAATTGCTCCAAGCTGTCGGAAGCAACTTAGAGCAACGATTGGTAAAAATTGTTAATGACCCTATCAACTTATGGACAGGTAAAGCAAAGCGGAAAAGTTACTCTTCAAATTCAGATAAGAAAGAATCGAATAAAAAATCATAAGATTTTTTGTATCTTATCACGTAACCATCGTCAGATGAAATTTGACCGTCTTCCTCAAGAGCCAGAAACAAACTATCTCTATGTTTAGGCTCTCCAGAACCCAAGACAGCGATAGCTAAATCATGAGCTTTTTGTTCATTAGTCAGCACAAGACATACCCCCTTATCAATTATTTCAGTCTGTCACACTGATAAGGAAATTATACCAAAGAAAGGAGAATGACATTGAACGAAGTTTCAACAAATTTTGACTATTCAATAGTAGATGATATCACTGCACAATTTTTAAAAGTTAAAGAACAAGAACTACAATCAATTGTTTTGAATAGCTCGATTCAATTAGGAGAGAAATTAATTGAGGCACAAGAAAAACTAGCTAGTTTCAAAACAGGTACATTCGAGAAATGGTTCACGTCTATCGGATTAAAAAAGAGAACTGTATACAACTATATTAATCAAGCTAAATTTGTGCATCAAATGCACGAATACGAACAAATCGAAATGTTCCAGGAGCTACCAACCACACTCAAAACAGAAATATCCAAACCGTCAGCTAAACAGGAAGCGGTAGAAATGGTGCTCTCAGGTGATATAAAAACCACCAAAGAATACAGAGAGCTTGAAAAGCAGCTAAAAGCTAAGGATGAGCAAATTAAACTACAAGCACAGATGATTGATGATCTGAATGAGCAAGAAACGGAAGTAGTTGAAAAAGAAGTCATTGTCGAGAAGGTTCCAGACGACTATCGGCAGCTTAAGCAATCTACGAAGATCGTTGATGAAATCACCAGAGAAAACCAAGCGCTTAAAGCTGAACAGGAAGCTTTAAAACAACGGATAGCAGATTCCGAAAAAGCGTTGCAACAAAAAGCGAAGGTTGAAAATGATGAACTAGAACAAGCACAACTAAAACGTTTGAAACGTGATGCTGATATCAGTGTTCATAAACTCATTATCAATATGAATCAATTTGTTAAAGAACAAGCGGTAACGGTATACGATTCGCAGGCAATCGCTGGAGCGAATGACGATACAAAGCAAAAACTCACGGATTCAATTTCCAGAGTTGAAAAATTACTAAAACAAATCAAACAAGAAATCGGAGGAGAAGTAGCATGGGTAATCAATTAATGGAAAACAGCACGATCGCATTGATCCACACATTGGAAACACAAGGAAAACAAAGTGAAGCGCTGGTAAGTTTGCTGCGTGAAATGGGAAATGTCAAAGAAGAAATGATTGAGCTGAAAGACGAAGTAAAAGAGCACGTCAATGAAAGCCGCTCGTTGTATGAAAAAATGTCTGAGCAAGTCACTATCACCTATGAAGAGCAAAAGGAATTGCGCTCAATTGTCAGCAAACTAGCCATTAGCTTAACCGAAGAACATCAAAAGCGCCAAGGTAAAACATACAGTGGCAATCTATTTAAAGCTTGGAAAGGTATGTTCATGAGCCGTATCCACTCTAAGCTTAAGAAACGCATGAACGTTGTTCGTTACACATCAATTAAACGAGTTGATTACGACGAAGCCTTAGCTTATTTAAACGTACTAACCTATGAACACTTTAGTTTAACAGATCTTCAACCGACACCAGCGGTTTTGAACGTAATGGAATTGGAGGAGAAATAATGGAGTACGAAAACGTAAAAGAAGCCTTAAAAGATGCAATCGAAATTGCTGAATCTAAGGAAGTGATTACTTGGGATATCGACACAAATTCAAGACCGGCGACAACTGAAGAAGTGCAAGAAATGATTCGTGAACGCCTGTATAACATTGCGGATTTACTCGGGCTGTCGGAATTGTATTTAGACAAATAACCCCACACGGAAGGAGGGGCTAGAGCGAAGATGCTAGTTCAATAGAGAATAAATCCATACAAAGAATTCATATAGTTCTTTAGGAGCAATTATGAGGTCAACGAGCAATAAGAAAGAACTAACGAAAGCGAGGAATTTAGTTTGTGTAGAATATTGAGACTTGGTACCTTGTTCTTCTTTTTGAATATCATTTTTAGAGGCATTCTCTCTTTGGTATTCGTAGATTTCCCAAAAGAGTTTTTTTATCTCAGCAATTTCATCAGTATTGGAGTCATGTTCTTTTGTCTCAACGGAAGATTCAAAAAATGGTTCTTCAAGGTAAATAAAATTATTATTGTCCTCTATGTCGAATGTATTAAAGGTATTTTGTGATAAGTTGCTGATTTTAGATGAAATTTCCCGAACCAAAATATTAATTCTGAAATCCAATAAATTTTTAGGTTGAAGCACAGAATTTAATACTTGATCAATTTCATTTAAATACAGCTTCGGAGAAGCATTGGCGATTTTGTAAGCAATATTAACGCCTGTCAGATTAGACACGTTTTCGAGTGAATTAATTGCGGGTGACATTGAATCAATAAAGCCTTTGTTCCTGTCTAAAACTCTACTTATTACAGAGGAATTAACATAATTATTTGATGGGAAATTGGTACTTGAATTTATTAACCGATTAATTTTGTCAAATCTAGCTTGATTTTCATTGATTATTTTTTCGTAAGGCGCAAGGTAGTTCTCGATCATATTCATTGAATTCAAAAGTTTCTTGGGGAAATAAATGTCCTCATAATCCATTTCAGCACCACCAGTTTTTAAACAATTATACCAAAGGAGCAAACACATTGAAAAACAAACTAGCAAAAACAACAGCAATCATCGGACTAGCACTAGGTAGCGGAGTTATCGGCTACGCAGCAAGTAACGCATTTCAGGATTTGGACACGATTAAGGCGAATTTCAACACAGTCTTGCAATATGGTCAGACGAAAGCACAACGTGTGTCAGAACTCGAATCACAGCTATCCAACAACACTCGCACACAGGAGCAGCTGAAAGCAGAAATCGAGCAAATCAAATCGGACAAGCAAAAGGAAATTGAAGCCAAGCAACGCGAGATCGAACAAAAGCAACAGGAGATCGCTACAAAGCAACAGGAAGCCGATAGCTTGCGCCAACAACTGAACGCGGTGCAAAACGACAAGGAGCAGTTAGAACAGCGTGTGAGCGAGTTACGGCAGTATACGGATCAAAAAGTAGGGGAGTTGGGAAAATGATTAAAAGAATCACTATATCAGTTGAGGAAGATAACGGATCGATAATGCAACACACCGTCTCAACAAAAGAAGAAGCCCTTGCTTTGATCGATCGATACTTCAAGGAGGAGTCAGCATGAATAAAAAATGGTTAGCTAGTCTAAATAGAAACAACTTTTACAAAGCACGCCAACTCCAAGCAATTTCATATTTGAGCATTGGTTTAAACATCGTACTTTTGTTAACACTGATTTGGATCATGGGGGTTAAGTAGTATGACCAGAGCTGAAGCACTACGTATTGGCAAAATCATTGCTGATCGTGGATATAGATACGAGAAACCAATCATTTTAGCTAAACAGAATATTGAACGGATGAAGAAACGGAGAGGAATTATTTGAATGAAGAATATTTTTTATATCTTGATGCAAAAAACGGCGCAAGAAAAGAATTGGCGAAGCTCCGTAAACTAGAAAGAGCCACTCAAAACGAGGAAATTATCAAGCAGGCGAACAGGATTAGAAAGAGAATATCCATTTACTCGCAAAAATTAATAGATATAAAAAAAGACTCCGGCCGGCAAGCATAGAGTCTAACGAAAAAATATTTACCTAAGTTTACCACAAATAAAGAGGAGTGGGAAGATGTCAGATTATATCGCAACAAATTACGACAACCTGCTGCAAGACGAAACCAGTCATGTGATGCCTAATATCCATTCTTTAGACGACAACGAGGAAGAAGTAGACATGTCAGCACATTGGAATGAGGACGATAACGGAACGATTGTTCATGAATCGGATTGGATGTTTATAGGTTATCGAGAAAACAAAAATGGCACGCTTTCTAAATATGTCGTACAGCAAGAGAATTTCTTACTTGTAGTTGATGAATATGGACCAAAATCACTGAGGATGGACACGATGAAAATTATCAGTGGTAAAGATTGGCTGAAACAAAGACAGGAGGAATTTAAGTGAGCGAAACTACCTTAGTTGAGAAGTTGATCCAACTACGAAAAAAAGTTCCTTATATCAAGAAAGAACAAAAGCAATATATCAAATTTTCAGTGGTAAGTTCTGAAACAGTATTGACAGAGTTCAATACTCATATGAACGAACTGAATATTTATCTCAAAACAGAAGTAGTAAATAAAACTATTGAAAGACAAAAGATAGGTGTAAACGAGAAAACTAAGAAAGATATATTTAGCTATCTTGTAACGCTCGATATGAAGTATACGTGGATCAATGGTGACAATCCATCTGAAAGAGAAGAGGTAACATTCTCGGCAATTGCTGATGATGAAAATTCTTCGTATGCATACGGACAAGCTTTAACATATGCAGAAAAAACGTTCTTTATGAAAGAGTTTAATATTCCTGCGGATGACGTGGATCCTGATGTGTTTCAAAAAGAAATTCTAAAACGTATTCCAGCAAGCCCTGAACAAATCGAAGCCATACACATTCAGTTAGGAAAGCTAGAAGAATTAACAGAGCAACCGAAACTTGCGTTCTTAGAACAAGCAAAAATGACAAACGGTGTAAATGCGAAGAAAGCTCCTGAAGAGTTCACCGGATATGATTTTGGGCTAGTAATGAACACCTTAACCGGATGGGTTAATGGATATGAAAAGAAAAAAAGTAAGAAGTGATGTAAATGAACAATCTATCGTATCTTGCAAAAATAACAAACGTTGACGGAGATAAAGTCACATTGCAGCTCAAAGAGTCGCTAAACATCGAACGACTCAAAACAATCTTTGATGGATATGATGGCGAGAGACAAGCGGAAATATTCATCAAAGACCCACGAGGGTTCACAGTCGAACAGAGACGCTTCACATTCGCTTTAATGCAAGACATATACATTTACACTGGCGAACCATTAGAAAGCCTTAAAGACGTGTTCTATTGGCAATTTCGATACTTCACAGGGAAGAACATCAGCTTGTCGAATCAATCGGAGAACACAGTCGATGAAGTTTCAACATTAGATGAATTGATACTAGATTTTATCTTCGCAAATGACATTCCGTTTCGTGAAGGCTATGAGATTCCGCCACAAAATGTACAGTACTTTTTCTATAAATGTGTGACAAACAGGACTTGCTGCATTTGCGGTAAAAAGAACGCTGACATCGATCACTTTGACAAAGCTTTGGGAAGACGAAATCGGAAAGAAGTAGATCACACGGAATTTACTTTTGCAGCACTTTGCAGAACCCATCATACCGAGAAGCATCAAATGGGGATTACAGAGTTTAAAAAGAAGTATCAAGTTATTGGCATCAAGCTGAATCAAGACGAGATTAAAAAATTGAGGATCGGAGGTTAAGAACTTGGCTGAAATAAGTTGGATTAAGCTTAGCACTGGTTTGCCAGACAACAAAAAGATTAAGCGCATCAGAAAGCTTCCAGAAGGCGACAAGGTTATCTTGTTTTGGGTATTCCTCTTAGCTAGAGCAGGAGAGAGCAACCAAAGCGGAGGGCTCTTCCTAACGGATACTATGCCTTATCAAGAGGAAGACTTAGCTGCGGATTTTGATTTCAATATAGAATTTGTTCAATTTGCCTTAATAACTCTTGAAAAATACTCAATGATAACACGATATCAAGATATTTTGTTTATCAAAAACTGGGAAGAATATCAAGCAGTCGAAGGTATGGAAAAGATCCGTGAGCAAAATAGATTAAGGAAACGGCAGCAACGAGAAAGGGAAAGAAAACAATTGTTAATGTCACGTGACAGTCACGCCGATGTCACGGCGAGTCACGCAACAGATATAGATAAAGAATTAGATAAAGAAAGAGATATAGATAAAGAGAAAATACCATATAGCGACATCATCAAATACTTGAACGAAGCAACAAGTAAATCATTCAAAGTTACTCAGAAATGGAAAGACCTAATCAAAGCAAGATGGAATGAAGGTCAACGATTAGATGATTTCAAAAAAGTAATTGATGTGAAAACAAACCAATGGTTGAACAACCAAGAAATGAATAAGTACCTAAGACCAGCAACACTCTTTGGAAATAAGTTTGATGATTATTTGAATGAATATCGCCCACAAGTTAATTCTTCTATCTCCGAGGAAATTGCTGAATCTCAAAGGAGGTTGTCTGAAGCCTATGAACAATGAGTTGAAACTTGTGGCTGAAATGCTAAACAATCCATCAATCATTACCAACATTGACATCGATTCAGAATGGTTTGAAAGTCCTCAGTGCAAACTGATTGTAGAGTCAATGACGAGACTGCGAGGAATGAAATACACCACCGAACAGGTCCATCGAGAAATGCGAACCATTGACTACTTCAAAGCAGGAACAGCAGATGAATTAGACATCTTGAAGAATTCTGCGAATCAGCTTGGAATCGAAAGAGAACTAGCACGGATCATACACAATGATTATCTTGATCGCAAGTTGCATTTAGCGTCCATAAAATACGCTGAGACGCTTTCTAAGACAGATGGCGATAAGTTATCCAGATTGCTAGAAGAAAAGCGTGACGTGAACCATATTAAGTCTGACGGCAAACTGGATAAAGCTTTCGCAGAATTTACAGATAGCTTAGATAAACCAAGTGAAGTTATGACAACTTACAAACCTTTAGATGCATTTCTTGGAGGAGGCATCACAGGAGGAAAGCTAATTGTCTTGGCTGGTAGACCAGGTACGGGTAAAACAGCTTTCGCATTGAACATTATGCATAGACTATTTTCAGACAATGACAATGTACAGTGTGATTTCTTCACTTTCGAAATGGGTCAAAACGAATTGATTAAGCGGCTTATCTCGAAAGAAACAAGAATCAACTCTATGCTGTTCGTTGGAAATAATAAATTGTCTGACGAAAACAAGGTGAGAGCCAGAAAATCATACGAGGATATGAAGAACAGATTTGATATGCGAGTGTACACTTCGGAATACTCCAATCTAAACGATATCAAGTATGCGATCAAGCAGCGATTAAGCGACAAACGGTATGTAGTGTTCGTGGACTATGCAGGGCTGATAACTGTCAATGATACACGCAAGAACGAACGGCAAGTCATGAACGAGGTTACACGAGAGCTGAAGAAACTGACAACTGATTATGGTATCACAATCGTTTTGTTGGCCCAGCTAAGTAGGGCGGTAATGAACAGAGAAAATAAACGTCCGATACTTAGTGATTTGAAAGAATCTGGCTCACTTGAACAAGATGCAAATGTAGTGCTATTGCTATCAGCTGATGAAAAAGAAGAGCGCAAGATACGGTGTGATGTGGCCAAAAATCGAGAAGGGATGACAGGTATAGCACCGTTTATCTTCGACAAGAAATATATGGATTTCTCGGTGGACTTTGACGAATGGAGAGGTTAGATGGACGGACAGACTTATCTGGCTATCTTCAAAGAAAACGGCCTTGTGCGATCGGACTTAGTCAAAATATTGGAACATCAAGTTAAGGTGTTTCAAGAAAACAATATGCTAGCAAACGCAGAAGAAGCTAAGTGGTTGGCGATCGAAATAGCTGAGGAAGAAAAAGCGCAAGGCTATCCATTCTTAAATGGCAATGAAACAAGAGAGCAAATTGCCGAAAGATATTTGAAAGGGATGAAACTATTCTGATTATTACGATACCAGGCGAATTAACTGACTTGAATAAATTTATTAACAGCCAGCGAACAAACCGATTTGCTGGTGCGAAGCTGAAAAAGGAAAATACCGAAAAATGTTGCTATGCATTCTTGATGGCGAAAGCAGCAGGGCTGAGAGTGACAACGCCAATCAACTTGAAAATAACTTGGTACTGCAAAAACAAGCGCAAGGATAAAGACAACATTGCATTCGGGATCAAGTTTATCTTGGACGGAATGATTGAAGCGAGAGTGATCGCAAATGATGGTTGGGGTGAGGTAGCCAACTTTGAGCATCGGTTTGAAGTGGATAAGGATTGCCCAAGAATTGAAATTGAACTGGAGGAAGCAAAATGATAAACAATTTAACTTTGGTCGGAAGACTAACGAAAGATCCAGATTTGAAATACACAGGCAACGGAACCGCAGTTGCCACCTTCACATTAGCTGTGAATCGCAACTTCACGAATCAGAGCGGAGAGCGAGAAGCGGACTTCATCAATTGTGTTATTTGGAGAAAGCCAGCTGAAACATTAGCGAACTATGCGAAAAAAGGCGTGTTGATCGGAGTGACGGGTCGGATTCAAACTCGTTCTTATGATAACCAACAAGGACAAAAAGTTTATGTCACCGAAGTGATTGCGGACAACTTCCAGTTGTTAGAAAGCAAGAAAGCCGATTCTAGCCAAAATACACAAGTTAGCGGCGTTTCAAACAGTCAAACGAATAATTACACTCGCAACCAACAAGACACAAACAGCGCAACGGCAGACCCATTTGGAAACTCGTCAATTGATATCAGCGATGACGATTTACCATTTTGAGAGGTGAGCAGATGACACCAACACAAATCCAAATCAGAAACATGTCGGACAAGGACCTATTACGGAGAAAGAAAGTGACCGACAGCCATGTGGAGAGATTGCTTAAGCAACAAGAATGGCTAGCCGAGGAAATGGAGCGGAGGAGTAAAGCATGAAACTAGCAGACACAGTAACAAGAGTGCAAGACGGCAAGTATAGCCCACCGCCACGAGTAGTCAGAAAGCAACGTAGAGTAAAAGCAGGCATTGAGTATTGGTGCGTGACCGAACGTTTTACAAAACCTTTCAAAGCAGTGTGTGTCAAAGTGCTTGAGAACTCAGCTATTGTGACGTTTGGCAGCGATCGGACAGTTGTTAGATTGAGAGATATGAAGAGGGTGGAATGATGGCTAATAAAGACGATTTGTATCGGTTGGAAAAGTTAGTTAATACGCCAGGTGCTGATGAAGACGAAATAAGAGTTTTGAGAAAGGCTTTGTGGGGAAAGAGTTACGATCGACCAAAGCAGAATAGATATAACTCAACGCCAGTCAGATTTACTTTTCCAGATGGTGAAGTCAAAGAATTCAGCACACAGCGTGAAGCCGCAGAGATGTCAGGGCTGAACAAGTGGACTTTGGATCGAGCATGCAGATTGCAGATACCTTTGAAGAAAGGCAATTTCGCAGGTGCAACGGTCGAGATATTGAGTCAGTAATCGGAAGATATTACCAACTAGGAGGAGAAGAAAGATGGCTTATAAATTTAAGTGTATTGAAACATTTGCAGTGCCAGAACTTGACGATTTTGAGGGAGATCGAACTGGTGAGGATTTTCAAATAGTCGAAGGTAGTATTTGGCAAAGTGAAGAGCCTATAAAAGATAATGCGACAGAAGTTGTTCTGACTAAGGAAGATGGGGCATGGATTGACATTCATAAAGACTTATTTGATCTGATGTTTGATCCAGTCAGCAAGTGACAGAAATAAAAAACTAGAGAGGAAGATAACAAATGAGATTTTTTGAAATTAATGACCCGTATTTTGCAATTGTAGCAGCTGAAAATGAAGGGAAATGTATGGAATTTTATGAAGAAGTAGTGTGTGACGTAGAAGACAAAGAGGACTTTATGGCTAGTATGAAAGAACTTGAGACGACAGTTGCCATTACAAAAGTTGCAAATACAGTGAGTGAAGAGACAAATGAGCCAGTCGGTAGTGAAGAGGCAGAGGTGCAAGTTTTTGATTGTATTAATGACAATGAACCGACGTTATTGGCAGTTGACGGATCGCTGGTTTAGTCAGCTATCCACCAAAATAGAAAACTGGAGGGAAAACATGAGCAAAGCAAGTTTGAGAATTATAGAAAAGAAAATCGCTGCTCTTGAAGAAGCGCTGGAAACTAACGACTTTGAGTTTATTTCAAAATGGCATGGCAACAGAATATTCGCTGAAAAGGATTTGGAAGAATTGAAAGCAAGACTGAAATCGGAGGAAGTTCGATGAAGAAAATACCGGTTATGGTAATTAATGAAATTAACCGACTATCTGATAAATATCGATCTTTACATGATTTATATAGTGCAGACGTTGAGTGGTTAATAAACGGAACACATTGGCTCAATGGTGATGATTTAAAGCTGGCTAACTGGTTTAACGCTAACACTGTATTGTTTGAAAAAGAATTCTTGAATCGAATATCTAATCAAAAGTCAAATTGAAGTCAGCTATCCGACGAAATAGCAGAAAGTGAGGAATGAATGTGAGTTTAGTTTATAACAACAAAAAATTAATTGGTAAGTGTAGCAAGTACGCAATTGAAAAAGTTCAGGGCACTAGCCCATTTGTAATGCTAGAGAATTTTGAGCCAAAGCAACCGCAACTCAACGAGAATCAGCAGATTGTGTTGGAATTTTTGAAGGGAATAGCCGTAAAAACTGACAGTGCTCCAATTGTAACTTTTGCAGATTTCGGATGGCAACACTTTGGTTCAGCGCTACCTTCTACCGTTGAGCAAGCTTATCAATCGATGAATGGCAAACAGGATTTAGTGGTTATGAGCGCTTATGTTAAATGGGCTTTGGAACAGGAGGAAGTGTGATGGTGCAAGTAGAAGTTCTAAAGTTCATAGGATTTGTAACGGAAATATCACCGAAGGCATTCATCAATCGAAGAAATGAACTAATCTTAGTCCCAACCAAGAATATTTATTTTAACTTAAACGGCGTAGAGTCAAAAAGAGATATAACAGTAAAGATATTGCATTGGCTATCAAGACCAGCGCACAAAGGGGTAGGAAGTTATTGGGAAAACCGTATCAGAGCAATCATCAATAACTACTTACAAACTGACTTTAACCGAGATGATTTTTATTTAATCTACACAGAATTGGGTAATGCAACAAATCCAGAATTAACAGAAAAATTCATTGATTCGGATTATGATCTCAAAGTACTGGAGGAAGAGTGATGAATGAACCCGATTACTGCGAACGGTGTAATTTGTACACTATGCAAAAGCAAGAGCCTGAACCAGATGAGACCGAAGACGTTTGGTACTGTCCGGTATGCGACCAGTTTAAAGTGATTGATAATTCCGCAATCGTCAGCGATAGCAAACAGGAGGGATAAACATGGAGAGGGCCTTTGGTTATAGTCAAATGAGATTCAACTACATTACTGATTATGCTAACAGTATTGCAGAAAGTGCAGTACAGATGGAAATGGTATGGCAAAACAGGAAAAATTTTAGAAACGATGTTGATTTGGAAGAATGGTTAAAAGGACAAGCAGAAGACATTGAAAGAAAAGTTAGTGAGTTATCTACTTACCTTAGACCTTTAGATGCTTTCTATGAAAAACAGGAGGGATCAGATGTTAGGATTATTCAAGAAAAAAATTGAGTACGTAGAAGTCACAAAGAATTATTTTGATGCATATAACAAGGCCATATTAGGAGGAAACTTACGCATAACATTAGGATATTGCCGCTTATACGAGTATTCAGGGCTAGTGATAACCATTTACGTACTCATCAATACGTCACACGAAGAGACCGCTAATTTTTGGCGGAAAAGTCTGGAAAGTCAAGGGCTGGAACAGTGCGATAACAAAAATTGTTTCAAAAAAGTTATGCATTTAAAAGAATTTGATGAATTCGTTACTGAAACATTTAATGAACAGGAGGAAGTCAATGAAAACTAGCCACTCAATCATCATAATACTGCTAACGATCACTGGCTTGAGTTGGCTATCCTATACAATAAACAACCAGCAACAGCAGATTATTAAGCTAGAAAAGCAGCTGCAGCATGAGCAAATGAAGTACAAGATTATTATTAATGATCCGTTAGTCAGGGATGCGATGGAAGCAGGGGGATGAAAATGGCATCAGATGAAACGAGTCAAAGGCTGCTTACTTGGTCCCGAGGATCAATTGAAGAAATAGTAAACAGTATATCGAATGCTTTTAGGCTATTCGGTGCATCAATGGATGAAGCTGTTCTAAATATCGAAATCAAACAATCAAGAGATCCAAGGGTCAAGAAATATCATCAAATTTATCGTAGGACAAAGAATTCTAGAATCAAGAGAAAGCAGCTGAAGAAAATCAAAGCTATCTTGTAATCGGAGGATAAATGATGGACTTTGCAGTAGCGATTTTTTTCGCAGTCGTAGCGACAATAGTTGCAAGTGTGATTTTCGGTAAGGAAGATAATGAGGAGGGCAATAAAATGAAAGACAGACATTTTATTTGTATCGATAGTTTTGAAAGCGAAGGGCGCTATTGCTTGGTTGGCGAAGTATACACCGCATATAAGATCGATGGCGGTTATAAATTGGTGTTTGAGAATGGAGAAATGAATTTTACGGATAACTTATTTGAACGAACCTTGAAAGCTTGGGAAGGCGTTCTGGTCGAGGAGGGCAAGTGATTGGAGAAATGGCGTGTTGAACGAGTCAAGGCAGTGTTGAAAGATTACCGAGATACGGATAAGTACGTCAGAAAGCTTGAAGAAGAGATTCGGGTTCCGTATCGAGAAGAGGATGTTAACGGGGACATCAAGGGAACAAGAAGCGACAGCGATTTGATGTTCGGCACATTGTGGACCATCGAAACGGATAAACAGATTCGGCGGTTGAAACGCAATAAGCAGATTGTACAAGAACTTCTCGATGAGTGCGGCAGTGACACTGAGACGATCATTCGAGAGTTGTATATCAAACGATTTCCGCAATATACGATGCAAGGTTTAGTTGACAATCTTGTTATCAAGTGTGGCAGGAATAAAGCATTCACTTTAAGAGACAAATTCTTTGAAGAATTGGATAGAAGCCTTGATATTTAAACGATTTTCAAACTTTGGAGGTCTAAAAACGTGGTAAATTAGTATTATCAGATATCGCCCACAAGCACAACGGCATTCAACCTCCTTTTGATACGTAAAAATTATTCTGTGGGCGATAGTCACTGTGGCGGAAGATCCGCACAATCTGGGCGTGAGAATTCACGAGATATAGAGTGTAATCAACGGAGCTGAGAGGTCCCAGTCCGTATTGCCGAGTGGGGCAGTACCACTCCAGTGACATAGGCAAAAGCCTCCTGATTGCAAGGGGTAAGTGCAAGTAGCCTTAAAAGCGCGCGGAGGTAGCTCCTCCAAGTTGGTGTGGTCGAAGGGTGACGGCTCATAGAGGCTGACGGTTCGACACCGTCCTCACCAATAGGGTTTATAGTTATCCCATAAAACTTGGTGTTTCGCTACCGAAGGCGAACTAACTATGAAAGCAACTGAGGCTGTGGAAGGGCGGAGGAGCGGACGTCGGGCTCGTGTAGGTTGCTTTTTTCAGATGTTAACTGCCTAGTTGCAGTTCTAATTGGTTAGATAGGACTCGGCATTGCTGTTCGGTGAAAATCCGTAATTAGTTCTTGCATAGGATCGGAAACGTCCCTGCCTATGCAACATACATATCTAAGTCACTCATTGCGAGTGGCTTTTTATTTTGCAGAAAAGCGAGGTGGCAGACATTACTAAATGGACGGAACAGCAGGTCAAACGATTGTCGGAGTTGGCAAATGAAGGACTAACCAATATAGAGATAGCGCCTATGCTGTCAGAGGAGTTCGGTGAAGAGTTCTCATGGCCAAGCGTTAGAAGCAAACGTGCCAGGTTAAATTTGCCACCGAGCGAAAAGAATATGCGTGTTAAACAAACGGATAAGGCAAAGAAGAATGTAGTATCTACACAAATCAAATCAGATGGTACTCAGACAAACCTTATCAAGCTGCGTATGACTGAAGAACAGTCAAAGAATCCTGATTATGTATTACAAGCACACGGATATGATCCCGAAAACTGGGAACTGGTCCAAGCGACTAACAACATCTGGGAACAGAACAACCAAGTAGATGGACTTATACAGCTTTATCAATCAAAGATAGTCGTTAAGCCAAGGGCAGCAGTGAGCATCCAAGCGTTGGCTACTAAATTGCTACAAAGTACTAAGCCGATTACAATTCAACCAATTATCAAAGGGAAGAGCAATCTAGTCATACCGTTGGCTGATTTGCACTTCCCTATTTTGTCGGAACGAAAGTTTGAAACCTATCTATCCGATGTATTAGCAATCATAAATAAAGGCTATAAGACAATCGTTATAGAAGTGTTGGGGGACATCTTTCACTCAAACGCTATGAAGGCAAGCCAAACGATCAAAGGTACCCAACTTGAAGATGTGGATATGGTCGAAGCAATTGAGTTGGCTAAAACATTCTTCATTACGCTGATCGATGAATCATTAAGAAAAAGCTCAGAGGTGCGGATTGAATTTGCCAGTGGTAATCACAGTGACTTTGAGTATTTGTTCCTAATGTACTTAGAGACACTCTATCCACAAGTAACGGTAAACAAACACAACCTACCAAGGATTGCATATCAGCTAGACAATGTAGGCATTATGCTCACTCATGGACACTTCGGCAAGAAGGGCGATTATCCTATGCTATTCGCTACCGAGTTTCGAGACGTATGGAGCAAGAGTAGTTGGCTAGAGATTCACCAAGGGCATTATCACTCAATGGAAGCCCAAAACCTTAAAGGCGTGATTCACCGGCAGCTTGGAACAATTAAGCCTAACGATCAGTACGAGTCAGAGAATGGTTACACAATGAACTATAAGAGCACACAGGCCTTTGAGTATTCAGCAGACAAGCTGAAAGTAATCTATGAGTTGGGGTGACTGGTATGCATTACTATTACATCCAACTATCAGTAGGAATACTCAGGCATAAGAACATCCGACAAGCGGAGTTGAAACCAAAGCACACGTTGCTTGAATGCTATGGGCAGTTTAGTGACGAGTATATCGATCGGCATAGGCTGATATACATGGGGCATGGTTGGAAGAACGATCCGCATATTGTGGAGAAGTTGAACAGATTTTTATAGAAAGGCGGTGGGCTTGATGTGGCTAAGTTAACACCAAAACAAATAGCATTTGCAGAAGAATACATTATAAACGGTGGCAACGCTACTCAAGCCGCTATTAAAGCTGGGTACAGTGAAAAAACAGCTGGAAGAATTGCCGGGCAAAACTTGAAAAAACTAGAAATCGTCAATTATATCGCTAGCAAGGTCAGACCTATTGTAGAAAAGCGAGAAATAGATATACAGTCGCAATTAAATAGTCTTCTAGACATATACGACGGCAAAGTCATTGAAAGCCATAGCAAGCAGATAGATCACTTACAAGGTGATGCAGTTGTTAAGAATATGACGTATGAGTACACACCGGATTTGGAAAACAGGTTAAAAGCAATAGACCTATTTCTAAAATATGCTAGTCCATTGTTACAAGTACAATTGGAGAAAGCTAAGGCAGACGCAGAACTATCTAAACTTAAAGCTGAAGCTCTCAAAAATGGCACAACTCAGACTACTGAAGATAAGTTGGATGAGTTGTTAGAGAAGATTAGTGGTGAATTGAATGATTAGTGATGTTTACACTGCTAAACAAATTCAAGTTCTGAATGAAACGGTAAAGAAAGATTGGTTCATTACCTTGCTGCATGGAGCTAAGCGATCAGGAAAGACAAAGATAAACAATGACTTATTTTTGTTTGAGTTAAGACGTGTGCGCAAGATAGCAGATAAAGAAGGCATTAAAGAGCCGATGTATATTCTCGCTGGTGTATCAAGCGCAACAATTCAAAAGAACATACTGCAAGAGCTTTACAACATGTATAGCATTGAACCTAAATTTGATAAGCATAATAACTTTGTCTTGTTCGGTGTGAAGGTGGTTCAAGCATACACGGGAAACATTGGCGGTGTCGGTGCTATTCGTGGTATGACGGCTCATGGTGCATATATCAATGAAGCTTCATTAGCTAAGCAAGAAGTATTTGCTGAAATCGTTTCTCGTTGTTCAGGAACAGGCGCTAGGATATTGGGCGATACTAACCCAGATAATCCAGAGCATTGGCTAAAAAAGGAATATATCGACAATACAAGTAAAAATATCAAGGCGTTTCATTTTGAATTAGATGACAACACTTTTCTTTCTGATCGATACAGAGAGAACATTAAAGAGTCAACGCCTAGTGGTATGTTCTACGATCGTGACATAAAAGGATTGTGGGTATCTGCTGAAGGTGTGGTATATCAAGACTTTGATGCGAGTAAGCATTACGTCCAATCAAACGAAATCCCTCAGTTATCCTCTTTCTATTGTGGAGTTGACTGGGGATACGAACACTGGGGATCAATTGTTGTTATAGGCGAAACAGATAACGGAACAGCATATCTCATAGAAGAACATGCCACACAGTTTGAAGAAATTGATTATTGGGTAGAAATTGCCAAAGGTATTCAAGAGCGATATGGCTCTAGGATACCTTTTTATTGTGATTCTGCTAGACCAGAACATGTTGCTAGGTTCAAACGTGAGCGCATCGAAGCTTTCAATGCAGACAAAGCTAGATTAAGCGGTGTTGAATCTGTTGCCAAGAAGATTAAAGCGGATAAGCTGTTTATCTGTCGTGACAAAGTTAAGAAGTTTCCAAACGAGATTTATCAATATGTCTGGGATAAACGAAAAGGGGAACCGATTAAAGAATTTGATGATGTTCTTGATGCATTAAGGTATGCAATTTACTCACACGAATTGAAGAAAAGCAAAAAGGCTCAAATCGTTAGCAAAGTTAAATTCGGATTTTAAGAGAGGTGATATTGTGGCAATAGTAGTTAACAGACAGATAGCCGGCGACTTAAATAACCCATCTGCTGAGTTACTTAATTTTTGTATTCAACAGCACATGATGGAATTGGCGAGACTAGAAAGGCTATCAGATTATTACGATGGTAAGCACGACATTCTTAATCGTGAGAAAGAAAATGAAGCAGCGCCAAATAATAAAGTGTTGATCAACCATGCGAAATATGTAGTGGACATGAATGTTGGATTTATGGTGGGTAATCCGATTTCTTATGTATCTGAATCAGATAAGAACATTTCACCAATCTTAGATGCTTACGACAGGATTGACATTGTTTCTCATGATACAGAATTAGAGAAAGACCTATCAACGTTCGGCGTTGGTTATGAGCTTGTGTATCTAAACAAGACAAAGGAAAACGATGGAACACAATTGGAAATCAAATGTATTGATCCTAGAGGTATCTTCTTAGTTACGGATGATACAGTAGACAAGAACCCTTTGTTTGCGGTTCATTATCAACCCGTACTAACGCTGCAAGGCGGCATTGATCACTATGTGGTTAAGTATTACAACGACAATCGAGTGATTACGTATCACGCAAGCTCAAGAGGATTTGGGGAATACTCACTAGTGGATGCCAAGCCACATTACTTCAAAGCAGTGCCAGTCATTGAGTATCGGAATAATGAAGAAAAGCAAGGCGACTTTGAACAAGCTATTTCTTTGATTGATGCATACAATCTACTCCAATCCGATCGACTAAACGATAAAGAAGCCTTTGTAGATGCAATCCTATTTATAAGAGGATTTACTTTAGAAGATGGTGATGGCGAGAAGTTGGCGAAAGAAAAGATGCTTCAAACGGCTGCAATGCCTAACGAAGTAGACGCAGGGTATCTTACCAAGGAATTAAATGAGGACGGTGTTAATCTTTTACGATCTGCAATCCTTGACGATATCCATAAGATTACCTATGTACCTGATATGAATGATGAGAAGTTTTCAGGAAATGTATCTGGCGAAGCTATGAAGTACAAACTTTTTGGCTTGCTTCAGCTTATGTCGGTTAAATCACGTTATATGATCAAAGGTTTGAGAAAGCGCATGGAATTGTTTGAAACAATCTTGAAGGTCAAAGACAATTCAATTGATGCGCAAGGTACGAAGATCAAACTCAAGCCTAATTTACCTGTAAACACTAGCGATATCATCAATCAAATTGTCAGTGCTTACCAAGCTGGTATCTTACCGCTTAAAGTTCTTCTAGGATGGTTGCCAGATATTGACGATGTTGACGAAGTATTGAAACAGTTGAACCTTGAAAAAGAAGAAGCTATTGTGATGAACCAGAAAGCATTAGGTGTACAGGCTGAAGATAGTCATTCGGATTTGGATGATGAGCCAGAGGAGGACGAAGAAGATGAAAGCTAAGAAGAAGCCGGTAGTGGTTGATGTGATGAGACTTAAAATGTGTTCTGCAAGATCATATCGAAAATGCAAGGAATTTGTCGGTGAATCATGGGTTGGCCATGATAATATGCCAAACGGATTGCCGGGTATTAAAACATTAGAAGGCACAATGGAAATATCTGACGGTGATTACATTATCAAGGGTGTTCATGGTGAGTTCTATCCTTGCAAACCTGACATTTTTCACGAAACTTATGAACTTGTAGAGGATTGAGGAGCTGATTAAATGGCTCAAAAGAAACGCAAGCCATCCTACTGGGAACGACGTAACATCGACGCAGAGCAAAAGATAAACGATGGTGCAATCAAGGTTGAGGAAGCTGTAGCCAAGGCTTACAGGCAAGCACAAACATACTTAACTAAGAAGGTTAGGAAGTTATTTGCACGCTCTCAACAACGCTCTGGGCTATCTGAGGATGAAGCTAAAAGGATACTAAACCAAACAACGTCAGTTGAAGAGTTAGAAGAATTGAGAAAGCTATCTAAACAGATTAAAGATTCTGAATTACAAGCTGCAGCAAAAAACAGATTGCAATCATTAGCATTTAAAGAGCGTATCACTCGTGCAGAAGACTTGAAAGCCAAGTCTTTTTTAGTTTCTAAGCAAGTTGCTGATGTTCAGCTAGAAAAGCAGACAGAATTCTATGTAGATGCTATTCACGAATCTTATCGTGAAGCAACTGCTGAATCAGTCATTCGAAAGGCACAAGAGAATGCTAAGAATGGCGTAGTTATTGAAGTATGGAATAAGAAAGATTATCAGTTTAAGGAACTATCGACCAGGTATACGAAGAACATCCTCGATAGCCACTGGCATGGATCGAATTATTCTAAACGGATATGGGGCGATACTGAAGCTTTAGCTAAACGCCTTGAGGAGCTTTTTACAGTTGAAAGCATGACTGGTATGTCGGAGTTTGAAATGACTAAGGCAATAGCTAATGAGTTTGACCGCTCTATTGGTGTTGCAAGGCGCTTGATTCGGACGGAAGCTAATTACATGGCTAACCAAGCAAAGCTCAAAGCGTGGCAAGATAACGGCGTAAAAGAATACATGCTGGTTGCAGTGTTGGACTTGCGAACATCTGATATCTGTAAAGGAAAAGATCATAAAATATATCGAGTTTCTGAAGCTAAAGTAAATGGTGCTAGTGGTACGTATCCGCCTTTCCATCCTTGGTGCAGAACAATAGCTATTATGTACAGCAAACGCACTCTTAAGCTGCCTAGGAATGCTTTGGATCCTATCAGTGGTAAAGTCATTCCAATTAGAGGTGACACTACCTATAACGAATGGATGGATAAGCTGAAAGAAAAGTATTCGGATGAAGAAATAAGAGAACAGAAAAGAAAAATAATGGGATTGAAAGCTTAGTCATTGACTAGGCTTTTTGTCATGTCCAAGCGTGAAGACATTAAAAGCATCGGAAGTGCAAGCATTTATCCACTCTAAAAGATATGGAAGGAGTACAGAACATGAAACACAAAAAACTGTTGCCACTTAACCTACAATTCTTTGCTGAAAAAGATGAATCAGATACTCCGGATGATTCTGAAACATCAAAACAGCTAAACGTAGAAGAGTTGAGCGACGAAGAGATTGCAGCAATCAAAGAGAAGTTTGGTTTCAAGGACGACAAAGAAGTTGACTCTATTGTCAAAAGCAAAAAGTCACGCTGGCAGAAAGAATTCGAAGAAGAAAAGAATGAAGCTGCCCGTTTGGCCAAGCTAAGCGAGGAAGAACGGCAGAAAGAATTGCTAAACAAAGAAAAGACTGCCTTCGAAAAGGAGAAAGAAGCCTTTCGTCAAGAACAGCTATTCGTAGAAAAAGGCAATCAATTACAGTCGATCGGAATCAGCAAAGAGTTAGCAGCACGCATTAAAGGTGATACCGCAGAAGAAATTTTGGAAGATGTCAAAACATTCAAGAAAGCATGGGATGAAGCGTTAAAAGTCGCTGTTGATCAAGCGCTAATGAATTCAGTTGATTCGCCACTAGGTTCTAATACAACTTTGCCTGACACTAATCCGTTTGCTGCAGAAACCTTAAACCTTACCGAGCAGGGAAGATTGCTGCGAGAAGATCCAGAAAAAGCAAAAGCCTTACAGGCATTAGCGAATAAATAGAAAGTAGGAGAAAAAATGAAAAAAAGTTTATTGAAAATGAACTTGCAGTATTTTGCTGCTAAAACAAAAATCGAAGATGTCATTGTACCAGAAGTCTTCAATCGTTACGTTATTGAACGTACTGCTGAATTATCAGCGTTGTACCAATCGGGAATCGTTGTGAAAGATCCAGAATTAGATGCTTTGGCAACTGCTGGTGGTAAGTTAATCAATATGCCGTTTTGGCAAGATTTAACTGGTGACGATGAAGTATTGTCTGATTCCGAATCACTAGAGACAGATAAAATCACTGCTGGTCAAGACGTTGCCGCTCTCTTGATGCGTGGTAAAGCTTGGAAAGTAAATGATTTATCTAAAGCATTGTCTGGTGACGATCCTATGCGTGCTATCGGTGACTTGGTTGCTGCTTATTGGGCCCGCCGTCAACAAGCTACGTTGCTGAGTGTCTTAAAAGGCGTGTTTGGCGCTACAACTACTAAAATGGGCGATAACAGCTTAGATATTTCTGCTGAAACAGGTAATGCTGCTGCGTTCACTGGTGAAACATTCTTGGATGCTTCATACAAATTGGGTGATGCAGAAGAAAAACTGACTGCAATTGCTGTTCACTCGTCTGTATATGCTAACTTGCGCAAACAAAATTTGATTGAATTCTTGTTAGATTCAAACAACACAAAAATCCCGACTTACATGGGTAAACGCGTGATCGTTGATGATGGTATGCCTAATTCTGGCGGAGTGTTCACTTCTTATATCTTTGGCCAAGGTGCTATTGGTTTAGGTAACGGTGCTGCTCCAGTCCCTACCGAAACAGATCGTGATGCATTAGCTGGCGATGATATCTTGGTTAACCGACAACATTTCTTGTTACATCCACGTGGAGTTAAGTTCACAAGTAAGTCTGTCGCTGGTTCTTCTCCAACAAACACTGAGTTAGCTACTGGCGGTAACTGGGAACGTGTATACGAATCTAAAAATGTTCGTATCGTTCAATTCAAGCATAAACTATGGACACCGACTACTACGATCGCTGGTGGGACTGGCGAATAAGGAGTGAAATCATGGACGAGAAACGAGATGAAGTTATTTCAGTACTAGCTGAGCAATTGGAGATATCTCCTATCTCAGCAACAGTATTGATCGAGGACGCTGTCGCACTCGTCCTTGATTATACTGGTCGTGAGGAAATGATTGACAGTATGTGGGTGTATGCAAGACAACTTGCAACAATTGCATACAACCAACAGGGCGCTGAAGGTGAGGCTTCAAGGTCTGAAGGTGGCGTGTCACAGTCTTTCTTGACCGATATTCCAGTCTCTATTCAACGTGGTTTGAATAGGTTTCGTGTGGGAAAGGTTGTGAGTTACTATGCGCCTACTGAAGAATGACCTACAAACAGTCTATCTAAAAAAGCGAAAAGTTACTCATGATGAAGAAGCAGAGGAAATAGTAACTTACCCATTCGAACCAATTGAGTTACGTATGAATGTACAAGCTGCAAGCGGTTCGGTAAACGCTCAAATCTATGGCAGCAAGCTTGAAACAATGAAAGCTTGCAAATACCAAGGCGACAAAATCAACGAAGGACAAAACGAGTTAGACGGTATTTGCGTGTATGTTGGCAAAGATGAGGAACCAGACTTCACGATCAAATCTATCCAGACATTTTCGACGCACAAGAACATTATGCTAGAAAGGAATGATAATCGTGGGAGTTGAAATCAAAGGCCTTGAAAGTTTACGGCGAAAAGTCAAAGCAATACCGCAAATCTTAGATGATGCGATGTGGGATGCGACTTTTGAAATCACCGAGCTGATTAAACAAGCAGCCGAATTGCGATTATCATCTAGTATGAAATATTCTAGCGGCGAATTGTTGGGGAGTTTGAAGAATGAAGTTGTCATCAATGCGCAAAATAAAATTGTTGGGCGCGTCTGGTCAGATAAGCAACAGGCTATGTTTCGAGAGTTTGGGACTGGTCCAGTCGGTGAAGCTAGTCCTAAAGATTTGCCAGACGGAATTACACCGGTGTATTCGCAAACAGCATGGTTTATCCCAGCAAAAGATGTTGCTATGGATTTGGAAGCTATATACGGTATTCCCCGTGTGACTGTTCAAGGTACAGACTTCTACATTACCAAAGGACAGCCAGCACGACCATTCTTGTACCCATCTTTAGTAGATTTGATTGGTGAAGCACCAGAAATCTACAAAGAACATGTACAACGCAAGTTAAGGGAGTTGAAGTGATGGAACGTGTGAATATGAAGACAGTAACCGTTGAAGTTCTACAAGCTGTTACTGCTATCAAGAAGATTGCAACCGACTATCCTTCAACTTGGAATACTTTCCCATTAGCTATCTACCGAACGGCCAACAAGCCACATCGAATTGATTCGTTAGGTAATGAGTTACAAACAGATTGGACAATCACGGTTGAATTATACGGAGACAAAAGCCAGACCAGTATTGCTGAAAGTGTTTTAAGCACATTCGGTACTATTGGTTTTTCTGGTACCGCCAAGGATGCTAACACGGCTGATCTAAAGCGAATCATCGTTGAAGTAACAGCGGTGGTTGACAACTATACAAAATATGTATTCAAAAAATAGGAGGAATTACACATGGATTTTGCAGGACTATTATCAAAAGGCACTGTCTTAACTTATAAAGATGGCGAAACAACTAAAACTGTAGCAGCAGTTAAATCTATCCCAGCTTTGGGTAGCGATCCAGAAAAAGTGGATGTAACACACTTAGGATCAGAAAAGAAAGCTTATATCAAAGGTATCGAAGATACTGACAATTTAGAATTTGCGATCGTATATCAAGGAGATAACTTCCGCGATATCCATTCGTTGGTTGAAGCTGATAAGTCTGTTACTTGGACAATCACTTACCCAGACGGATTGAAAGCTGAATTCACTGGCGAACCTTATTACAAATTTGACGGAGCAGAAGTTAACCAAGCGATTGGGTTTAACTTAGGTATCGTTGTAAGTGACGGTCCAGATATCACTCCAGCACCTGCGCCGGGGGCGTAACAATCCTCAATATTACCGAGGAAGATAACGTAAACGAATCGGAGACTGAGGAATAATCCTTGGTCTCTATTTTTATAACTTAGGAGGAAACATACATGCCAAAAAATAACGTAGTACAAATGCCAAACACAACGCCATTCGAGTTAGGTAACTTGACTTTACAACTTCGATTGGATGGTAAAGCAATCATTGCGATTGAAAAGAAATTGGATGAAGGAATCATGGGATTATTTGTCAAGAAACAAGGCGAAATTAAATTACCACCTGCCAATAGCCTATTAATCGTTTTGCAAGGTGCAAATAAAACCAGTGGCGTTACTGAAAAAGCAATCATCGAAGCTTTTGAACAGTATATCGAGTCAGGAAAAACAACCATGGATTTATTTGGTGAAATCAACGACTTCTTGGATGAAGCTGGTTTTTTCGGAAAGAAAGAAACGGCGAACGAAGCGACAGATGGGGAATCTTTGGATCAGACGAACAGCGAAGACAGTCTTCTGTAAAAAACTTCGACAATCTATCTGAAATGCTTGAGTACATGTATCCACAAGCCGTTGAAGCAGGAATCCCCTCTACAGAGTATTGGGGAATGACACTTGAGGAAATCATGATACAAGTCCAAGCAAATAAGAAAATCAAAGAGAATGAGTTGCGAGAAAGAGCGATGTTCGACTACTCGCAGCAAAGACTAGCAGTTTTCGCATTTAACGATCCAAAGCATATGCCAAAATTTGAAGAAGCCTATCCGTTTCTCAAACAAATTGAACAGGCGGTTGAAGAAGCGAAGACCGAGGAAGAAACAAAGCAACAAGCTATGCAGCGTGAGCAAGAAATTTTCTTGGCCCAAGCTCAGGCTATCAAAGCAACAAGAGAAAGAAGAAAACTCATAGAAGAAAGGTAGGTGAGAAAGCATGGAATTAGAAACGCTTGAGGTACTCCTCGATATTAATACTGCCAGAGTTGAGCAGTCTTTGGAACGAGTACTGCCACAAATCGAAAGTGCTATGAGTAGAATCCAACAAATGTCCGGTAACTCAATGGATCGTACTGAGAAAAATATGGATATTGAAAAAGGCGCTAGCAATTTCACGAAACAACTAGAAAAAATGAATCAGGCACTAGAAAAGACGTTAGCAAACTTTGAGCGATCGACAAAGCAATCGTCTGAAGCGGCTGGTGATAACTTTGCAACAGGTGTACGTAAAGCTCGTCCGAAAGTGACCAAGGAAATCGATGCGATGGTGAATGAGATCAACGCTAAAATGGGCCAAGCAAAAGCAGCACAAGAAAAGGTTGCTTATCTGAAATCGCAAAGGCAAACGGCATCCAGTCAAGGAGATACAGGGAAAGTCGTTAAATACGATGAACAAATTGCTCGAGCGCAAGCTCAGATGACAAAATTCCAAGATCAGGCAAAAGGCATGGGTAATACCATCAAAAGGGAACTTGATGCAGTTCCTTCTTCACTGAACAACATTACAAAAGGCATGACCCAAAATGAAGCCCAAATTGAAGCGATGCGAAAACGAATTCGGACGTTGAAGGCGGAGTACAACGATCAACGTGTACCTACTGGTAGTTTTAGTTCTGGATTTAAGAACTATGAGGATACGCCACAATCATTAAAGACATCTAATGAGATTCAAAAGCAATCTATCAAAATGAATAAGTTGATTAGTGACAACGATCGTTTGCAAAAGGAATACGCACAAACAGAAGACAGAGCAGACGCGTTGAGAAAGGCTCTGCAAAGAGTTAACTCCGCTTTGGGACAATCGTCCATTCAAACGGGCAACGCCTCTAGCGGCGCTAGTATGACAGGTACAGGCTTGAAGCAATCCGAGAGAGCTGTTTCTAAATACGGCGGTGTATTCAACCGCATGTCCAATGCTGTTTCACACGGATTCGGGAGCGTCGGAAATGGCTTAAGGAACTCTCTTGGATTTATTGGAAAGTTCGGAAGTCTATTTTCTAGTAACTCCAATAAAGTGACGGCCGGAACACACAGAATGACTGGAAGCACAAATGCTTTTGGACAGTCGCTGAAATATTTGCTGCCTTCATTAGTTGTGTATCAATTATTAGGTGGCGCAATTACCAAACTAGCTAGCGGTATGATGTCAGCGTTGAAAACGAACGATCAATTCAGCGCTTCGTTGAATCAGATTAAAGTCAATCTTATGACGGCATTCTATCCGATATACACGGCAATCTTACCAGCATTGAATGCGTTAATGAGCACAGTAGCCCAACTCACGGGGCAGCTTGCTTCATTTATTGCAATGTTATTCGGGACAACCTATGATGCAGCAAAACAAGGCGCTAGTGGATTGTATGACAATATCCAAGCGCTGAACGATACTGGTTCTTCTGCAAATAAGGCCAATGAGAAAGTCAAAAAACTGCAACGATCGTTAATGGGATTTGACCAAATCAACAAGCTAACGATGAATACTGATGATGCAAAGAAAGAAGATCCTGCTCCTGGTATTGATTTTGGGTCTGCAACTGGTAACTATTCTACGCCCAAATGGATGAAGGATATTCAAAATATTTTGAAGGATTTCTTCAAACCTTTCCAAGATGCATGGAAAAATCAAGGACAACGAGTGATCGATGCTTGGAAGTATGCATTAGGTGAAGTAATAGGTCTAGCTTCTGCTATCGGCAAGTCATTTATGGAAGTTTGGACAAACGGAACTGGTCAAAAGTTTATCGAGAACATCCTTATTCTTTTGGCAGATGTACTCGGAATAATCGGTGATATCGCTGGTGCTTTCAAACGAGCTTGGGAAGACAACGGACGAGGAACACGCTTGATTCAATCCATTTTCGATATGTGGAACCGAATCCTTGAATTGCTTCATGAAGTGGCTGTTGCTTTTCGTAATGCATGGAACGATGGTCGTGGAGAAAGTATAGCTGCGAACATCCTTGAAATCTATACGAATATCTTCAACACAATCGGCAACATTGCTGAGCAACTTAAAAAGGCTTGGAAAGAAGGAAAAGTTGGAGAATCAATCTTCGGAACAATCCTTGATGCAGTAGATGATTTATTAGGTAATATCAACGGCATGACCAAAGCGACTGAAGAATGGGCGAAGAATCTTGATTTCACACCATTACTCAAAGCTATAGATGGATTATTCAAATCGATTCGTCCAATCTTGAAAAATGTAGGTGATGGGCTTGAGTGGTTGTATAAAAACGTATTGTTGCCACTGGCAAGTTTTTACATTGAAGACTACGTGCCCAAATATTTTGATTATCTATCAGCTGCTCTAGATGTGCTGAACCAAGTGATTGAGATTTTCAAACCAATCTTTAAATGGTTCTGGGATGTCGTTATTGTTCCTCTTGCTCAGGTGGCTAAATTCCTGATTATTGGACAAATTGAACTCTTGACAAAAGGGTTAGAAATTCTTGCTGGCGTGTTAGAAAAAGTTGCTAACGCAGTTAAGAATCCTAAAAAAGCGATTGGTGAACTTAAAGATGTCATAGATGACAAGTTTGGCAGCATCATGACATTTGTTTCTGATACTTGGGGAAATGTTCAAAAATGGACCAGTGATACTTGGGCCAACGCCAAGAAAACTGTTTCGGAAAAAGCTTCTGATATTTGGAAGAATGTTAGCGGACGATGGAGTGACATCAAGAAGAATACCAAAGAAACTTGGGACACTTTTTCTACAGATGTATCAAACAAAGCAAGAACTGCTAAGGATAATGCATCAAACCGTCTGCAAGAACTGAGAGCGAATATTTCTGATCGATGGAGTGACGTCAAAAAGAATACTGTAGAGAGATGGAATGAAATCCGAGACAAAGTTTCAACATCGGCTGAATCTGCCAGAGAAAAAGCTAGCACTGCAATCTCTAACTTGAAAAAAAGCATGGGTGGATCTTTTGAAACAATGAAGAAAAATGCTTCTGAAGCTTTCGGGAAAATTACTGGCTGGGCTAATGAGTTGGGAGATAAGATAGGCAAAGGTTTAAGTAATGGTGTCCACAAAGTTAAAGAAGGAGCTGGAAAAATCTTCACAGGCATGGTTAGCGTCATCGGAAAAGGAGTTAACGGCGTTATCGAAGGAATTAACTGGGTACTGAAAAGGGTCGGCGCTGGAAAGAGCACATTAGATCCATGGAAAGTTCCAAAGTATGCGAAAGGTACTGGTTATCATCCGGGCGGCCCCGCCTTAGTAAATGACGGACTAGGATCTAATTATCAAGAAGCTTACCGGACACCTGATGGACGAACAGGAATTTTTCCTGCTCAAAGAAATCTGATGGTTAACCTTCCAAAGGGAACATCCGTCTTGAGTGGTCCCAAAACCGCTGCAATGTATGGCGTACCTGCTTACGCAAACGGTGTAGGCGAATGGTTAAAAGAGAAATGGGATGGTGCAAAAGAGATTGCTTCTGATATTTGGTCATATGCTTCGAATCCTAAAAAACTTTTAAATGCTGCGATTTCGAAATTTGTAGATTTAAAAGGTGCTGTTGAACCGGCTTTGTCCATGGCTAAAGGTTCCGTTGGTACTATTGCGGAAGGGTCTTATGAATGGTTCAAGTCAAAATTCGATGCAGGCTACAAAGAGCAAAACAGCTCATTTGATGGATCAATTGGTAACTGGGGTGTTTATAAGTATCTGTATGACATTGCTAGGAAAACAATTGACCGATACCCTGACATGCGGATCACTTCTGGCTTTAGACCAGGTGATCCACATTCCCATGGAAAGCATCAAGCAATTGATGTCGCCTATCCATCCAGTATGAACGGATCTTCAAAATACTTTGCTCCAGCGAACTGGGTGTTTGATAATTTTGCTTCAAAAGTAGCCTACGTAATCACTCAAGGTAAAGTTCGAGACCGTAAAGGAATGTCTGGTACTGGATCGAGCGGAAGTTGGGTAAGATGGCCGCAGAATGACCACTACGATCATTTGCATATCAACGGCTCTCTTGGAGCAAGTGATATTGATAAGAACGCAGGCTTTGGTGCAATCGGTGGTGCTGCAGTTGGTAACGGCGGATGGACTTCCAAGATCAAACAAGCGGCAAGTAAACTAGGACAGCGGATTAGCAGTTCTGAAATTAACGGTGTTCTCGCTCAAATCCAAAGGGAGTCTGGCGGTAATCAGGGTATTACTCAAAGCTCAGCAGTTTGGGATATAAACATGGCAAGCGGTAATCCTGCAAAAGGATTACTTCAGTATGTTCCATCTACGTTTAATTCTTACAAACTTCGAGGCTACGAAAATATTTTTAATGGCTATCATCAATTGCTAGCTTTCTTCAACAATTCAAATTGGCGGTATGACCTCCCTTATGGCAGAAGAGGTTGGTCCCCAACCGGTCGAAGAATTGTTGGATATGAGAACGGTGGCTTAGTTACTCAAGACGGTTTATATCGTATGGGAGAAGGCAACAAGAAAGAGATGGTCATTCCGTTAGAGAGACCTCAACGTGCTGCTGAACTGATTCAACAAGCTGTTGAGTATCTTGGACTTGATATGTTCAACTCAAGCCTTGTTTTGCCAGAAATGTTCACAGAACCGGCAAGTGTATCTAGCATGACTTCGAGTTTCAACAACCAAAGTGCCCCTTCTCAATCAATGGGAACAGATGAACTTTACCGCATTCTGTTGATGTTGCTAAATCGTCCGGGTAATAGCGGAGATAATCAAACACCAACGAAAACAGAGATTAATCTAAAACTTGATCGAGCTACATTAGCAAAAGTAATATTGGATGAATTTAAAAAAATTGAGAAACAAACTGGCGTTAATCCAGTAATCGGAAAATAGGAGGGTGGTAAGATGGCAAACTTAAGTATCAATGGGAGCGTGGTCAAGCCACCCAAGACTTTTTCAGCAAGCATTCAAACTATTGATGCTGATTCTACTGGAAGAAACGCCAGTGGGAAAATGATCAGAGATATAATCGCAGAGAAAGTAAAGCTTGATATTGCTTGGGGACCGCTATCTGATAGTGAAATATCACAAATACTATCAAAAGTATCTGCTGCTTTTTTCTCGGTTTCATATCCTGATCCGCAAGTTGGCGGAAATACAACTAAAAGATTTTACGTAGGGGACAGAACTGCCGCTTCATATTCTTGGAATGATAAGTTTCAAGCTATGAAGTGGGAAGGTCTAACCCTAAGTTTTATTGAGGAGTGATTATATGTTGAAATCAAGTATTAAATTCAATGAAGCTTTCGAGAAAAACGAACGTAAAATTTATGCACGGGTCACTATTAATGATCAGTCATTTACTGAAGCTGATATTTTCAATATAAAATTTGAATCTGGAAGTATAAACGGACCTGGTTATCAAATCGGGTCTGTTTTTTCTGATTATGTCTCGATAACTTTAGATAAGGTTATCCGTGGAATCAATGAGTTGGATCAAGTGATCGTAGAGTTGGGTATTGAACGGGAACAAAAAACAGGTTCTGAAGCAAGAAAATATGTGAATAAGACTAACAAAATGAGAACAGGCGGCTATCTGAACAAGATTTTTTATGAGAACCCAATTGAATACGTTCGGTTAGGTACTTTTTTTGTTAGCGAGCATGTAGATGTTGACGAGAACGAAAAAACAACAACTATAAATTGTATGGATTCAGTTCTGTTTCTGGAAGGCACATACAAACCAACGGTAACTTTCCCAGCCAAGCTATTTGATGTAGCCGCGGATGCATGTTATCAAGCAGGTGTTGCTATGGATGTTGAAACGTTCTTACAACTGCCAGATAAAAAAATCACAACTAAACCAACAGACTTAACCATTAGGCAAATGTTGGGTTATATTTCCCAGTACGTAGCAGGATATATCAAGTTTTCTAAATATGATGTACTTCAACTAAAGAGTGGTAGCGATACTGTGAAGATTATCAATACAGATTTGTACTATTCGAAAGGCCTAAGTAAAAATGATTTGAAGTATAAAATCAGTGGATTGACAAATTCTCCAGCGGGCGATTCGGCTAGTATAACAGTTGGATCTACCACAGGTAATCAATTAGAAATCGATAATCCATTTATTAGTAAAGCTGATTTGCAAGACATATTTTCGCTGCTTAGCTCGATCGAGTACTATCCATTTAATATTGAATGGCGTGGTATCCCTTCGATAGAAGCAGGAGACTGGATGATTGTCGAAGATATCGAAGGCAATCAATACAAGATACCTAATTTGAAATACACTCTTTCCTATAACGGAGGGTTGCGTGCAACTAGTTCAGCAGAAGCAGAAGCTGTCGCGAGTGCTACCGCAGCATATAAGAGCAAAGCTGATTCTGGGGTCAAAGTTGTAGCAGCTCAAGTTGCAAGTGTTAAAGATGAAATGATCAATAAAGAAAAAATTATTGAACAAATTAATTTATCCGAGGAAAAAGATCCCAACAACAATACATTACGAATAAACCCCAACAAAATAAGAATCAGTACGAATACTGAAATTGATGATAATTCTATTGAGGGAGAAAAAATCAAAGAGGTAAAAGCCAATAAATTTGTAGGGGTATATAGTGGCGACGAGTTGAAGATAAACTTCGATGAACAGTCTGTTGAAACTAGGATTAACGATAAAAACAAAGTTATGTTGTCAAACGGTATGATTTCTCTACATAACGCTGGAGAAATTATTTCAAATTTATCTGCAGACCAAATAAGGAACCCAGTTATATTCGATGGTGATTTAGCTATACAAGCCATAAAAAACACCGATGTAGTTTCGTTTGAGTATTTGGTAAACGGAGATAACGGCTTAGGGATATTGTTTTCTAATGAGTTCAACACAGACAGCTCGATTATTAATTTAGACGGAACTGTTTCCGAATCTAAATTAATATATTTACTTTTTTCAGCTATTAAAAATTTAGAAATAAGAATATCAGAACTTGAAGGAGCGGATGCATAAATGGTTTATCAAAGACATTTTTGGAAAGACTATGATGAGAGTAAGACAGAAACGCAAAATATAAAAGATGGCGCAGTTGTGACAACTGAAAAATTGAACGAAATGGAAGTGGGAATAGATTCTAAAGCAGACAGAAATGATTTAAATGTAACAAACCAAAACGTTCTGAAACTTGAAACTAATAAAGTGGATAAAGGCGGCAATGAGCAAGTTACACTGGGCATGTTATCTCAATCTGTCAAAGAAGCGATGACAGGAGGAAGCGTTGCTGTTGTTGGTCCGAATAGTGTCAATACTACAAACATTGTTGACGGTGCCACAACGAGACCTAAGTTTGCAGACACGGTCACCAACGAATTTAACAACTATGCTGAAGATAATATTTCCAAATGTTTTGAAATTTTACACGCGAACTTTATCCAACCTGGAGAAAATATTGTTAATTATAGCAACTATCTAGGGGCTATTAAAGAAATG